TCTTGTACTGCTTCAGACATTTTTGATCCTTATGATCCCTGGCGAACCGCACCAGTACGGGTTCCTAAGACTAAACGCTTGTAAAGCGTTATGTCAAACAAATTGCAACAACAAGTGTTGCGCCGGCGGGCAAAAGCCAATCTAACAAACCTTTAGATGTCCAAGCTTTTGGCTCAAACCCTCCGTACCAAGGCATGTTGGCGCGTTTGCCGCCGTAATAAGCCGCTATTACCCGATATTCCGCTTGCGCATGTTCGCGCCCCATAAAAAATCCAGCCGCGGCGCAAGCCCCGAGCCACCAAAGCCCAAAGGTTAGCCCTAACGCAAACTGAAACAGCAGGGCGGCAACAGCGTGGATCATGAGTAATAGCTGATATTTAATATAGCGCTGGCCGACTGTTGGATAAAGCGCACTTTGGTTAGGTCGCCGTCGTATTGAAACGGAACGCCAATCGCAATAGGCATCCCCACCGTTGAGGTAGGCGCGATGCCGTCGTCGCGCCAGCGTACCGGAGCGCCTTCGGCTACAATCAGCGCCAGCACAGGTTTGCCGTTCAAACCGTCAGGCGTCGTAACTGGCACGGTAAGCCCTACAGACGCACTAAGATCGGTGATCTGTTGGTAACCAAAGCATGTCGTAACAGCTTTAAGGTTCATGGTCATATTAAAATCTCCTAGGTTGAGTAAACGACCGGATAATAATCGGCGGCTCATAAGTCGCGTAAGGAGGCGACAACCCAAAATTCCACCCGTCGTTATTTCCGGCGTCGTCGTTGTCATAATCAACGTAGGCGTTCCACGACGCGCCGCCAATAGCGTTGATGTCTTGAACGGTCAAATTGCTGGCGTTTACGGTTCCGCTCGCTTGCGACAAAGTAGCTTGCGTTCCTGTTAAACCCGAATGCAAAAATTTCTGGTTTGTGCCGCTGGTCAGAAAAACGCCGACAACAGACGTAACGCCTTCTTTAAGACGAACGGTTCCATTGGTCAGGGTAAAGTTTCTAGTGGAGCCTTGCGTCAAAGCATCCAAAAACGAAAACGTGCCGCCAATACCATTAAAGGTAAGCGGAAAATCAAAAGTTTTTCCGGCGGTTGTGACATTTTGAGCACCGGACGTGGCAGCAAAAGTAGTAGTCGCGGTTCCCGCGGAAAGCGTCATCCCGGCTGAAACAGTTAAACTGCCAATAATAGTCCTAGATGAATTAGAAAACGTTCCAGAAAAACCTGTAAAATCAAGGTTTTTAATGAAACCGTTTGCAGTTATAGTATCTGCGCCTCCTGTCACGCGGTATGAAACAGCAATGGATACGGAACCGCCTGCCGTGCCGCCGTTACCAAGCGTGCGCGTGCCTGCGCCCCCATTAGGGCACTCAATCAAAGGTTCGCCTGAAATAGTTAAATTGGTCGCGGTAGACGCGTTCCAAATCGTGCCGGAAGTGCCGGTCAACACTATTTTGCCGGTTCCAAAATTTACCGTGCGCGCGTTGCTGTTCGCCGTGGAAAAAACATTTGTTGTGTAAGTAAAAGAGTTTAATACTACTGACCCAGTAGTAAGCGTAGTCGTACCCGCAATTGTTGGCGACCCGCTAAGAGAAAGAGTAATATCCGCTTTGTTGATGGTAACTGTAGTCGCCGTTGCAGTCGCCGCCACGGTGACTACGGCTGCGGTCCCCGAATTAGCGTCAAAAGTGGCGCTATCCCCAGCAATAGGCGCAGAAGCGCCAGAAGCGCCGCCGGATGTCGCAGACCAATTAGCGGTACTAGTGCTGTTCCAAGTTCCAGACCCGCCGACCCAAAAACGAGCTGCCATTTAGCGCCCTTTCGTTAAAGTTATGTGGGTATTTCGTAAGACGCTTCAAAAACTGAAACGTAACGTCCAGTGTTAGCAGTTGCGCTAGCTTCGCCAGACACCAAAAATCCTTCGTTTGTCAGCCCCACATCTAAAACAGGAGTGTTAAAATTAGAAATGCTCTCGTTTCGCACAAACGCAACGTCGGGTGTGCCCCGCATGGCCGGATTAAAAGAGTGTGAAACTCCGTAAAAACGCCCGGAAGTAACCGGCGTAATTGTCCCAACGTAAGCCCCTTGGTAAAACTGTTGAAGGTATGGCAAAGCATCGTGCTGCGGCCAATTATCGTTGGGCAGCGAAGCAACACCTGGGCGAACAGATACACTAAAAACATCCACATTAAACGTCGTGGGGTCAGCATCTAAAGACACAGCAAAATAGCCCGTGTCGGGGTTAGTGCCGTAACTAGCTGCGGAAATAGAAGGTATTTTAACGCAGGCAATGTAATCCACAATCTCGCTAGTTGAAGGTTGCATAAGCAGCGCTACCGTTGAGGTAGTAGTGGTAGGTGAGCCGCCCGAACCAAAATCATAAAACAAACGAACTCGAATAGTCGGCGAACCGCTGTTACGGCGGATTCTAACGCGGACAGTATAATATCCGTCGCTGTATTGAACGTCGGGCGAGCGGTATTGAAAAACAAAAGACCCTGTTCCGGCCCTAATCCAAATAGGTACAGACGGGTCGTATACATGCGCAAACGTTGCAAAAAATGGGTCGTTTGTAGAAATGCCAAACGCAGTAAAATTACTAAAACTAGGGTCGGGGGTAACGGTTATGTTAAAAGTGTTTGTTGTTACGCTGGACACTTGGTAAGTGCCGTCAAGAGTACCGTTTCCACCGGAATACACGTTGTTTTTAATGTACGTGTAATCACCATTTAAAAGTCCATGACCTGGTGCGGTAATCGTAACTGGAGACGAAGTGGGCGACGTAATTGCCGTTATCGTTACATTGGTAGCGGCAGGAGGGGTAACCGCCGTAGTGGCCCAATTAACCTTAAATTGCGAACCAGGAGATACAATAGCTTCTTGAGGAGTTAGAGCAGATTGCGAAACTGTAAAAGTCCCGTACAACCCAAAAAGTCGACCTACCCATAAATCGGCGGTGGTAACCGGAACGCCGCTAGTGCCACTATACGTCGCAGGATTACCAAAAGTAGGTGGGGCGACATTAAAAACAGGAGGCGTTAACTGACGAACATTAACGCGCTGCCAGGTGTGGAAATTGCCGTTAGCAATTATGTTGCGACCTTGCGGCATGTCAGCAAGGTTGCCAAGGCTCATTTTATTAGGAATTGTGGTAGAAGTAAAATAAAGAGCATTTTTTTGCGCGAGAACCAACGGAATGTTGGCGGCGGTTGCGGCCGCAATAGCGTTGTTTACGGCGGTTACATCGTCTGTAGTGCCGTTTTCAGCCGCGCCAAAATCAGCAAGACTTACAAACAGCCGCAGTTTATCTTGAACAGTAGTGGCTACAGCGCCAGTTCCATTTTGGATAAATCCGACGCGGCTGGCGCCAGTAGACGTAGCCAATATCGGAAAAATTTCGTTAAGCGCGCTTTCAACATTGTTAGCAGTTAAAGGGGCCGTGGGTGTATAGGTAATTGAACTAGCAGGGAGAGTGGTGACCTGCGAAATTGCGGGGATATTGTCGGCGGTAAAAACAGTTATGTCCAAAGATGTTTTAAGAACAAATTTGTAATTTGTGTTTTTAAGCAACCAGACTTCGCCGCCGGCTGAAATACGTCCTGCCGCGTCTAGGATAATTGGGTTGGTGTGAGCAACACTACCAATGTTTGTAGTGTAAGTGGTTTGCGGCGTAGTAGTCCCGGCGGCATACGTGTATAATTTGCCGCCGGCTAAAGGAACGCCGTTGTTGTCAAAAAATTGCGCGCCTGCGCCGCCTAAAAGGGAAAGTGTAACTGGCATAAAACCCCCTTACGCCAAAAACTTTAGTTTATACAACGTTGTCAGGTACAATTCGACAATTTCGTCGATAATGTTCTGTAACGCTGAATCGGATTTGTCGCAAACTTTGTAACGCATATCCTCGATTTCTTTAAGGCTATCCTCAAGAAACTCGACAATATTGGAGGTTTTGCGCGCAGAGTGCAAGGAAATTGGACCGATAAGGCCATGCCGGCCTTGGTAGGCTTCGGCAAACTTGTCGGCAAGGTCGATCACATCGTCGTAAAACCCGCCCAAAGCCTTGTGTTTGGCAAAACTGCGGGTGTTCAGATGGACCGAATGGGCCACATCGCGGGCTAAAAACATGCAGCCGATAAATTCAGCGCAACTCATTGCATTGGGCCTCCTGGCGGCATTTGCGGCGGCATAGCGCCCATATCTGGCGGCATTCCGCCCATTTCCGGTTGCATTTCCGGCATTTCACGTGAAACTGGGCCGCCCGGCCCGACCAAATCGCCGGTATCCATAGCCGCCGCGATGGTGCCCATCACGATGTCTTGGATTTGCTCTGGCGTCATGCCGGCCTGAACCGCGGAAATGCGCTTGGTTTCGGCGTCGTAGGCCTTAATCTGCACTTCCTGAGCCTCAATGGACTGCTCGACGCGCTGCAACATGCCAACGACTTGGTTCAGTTCCTTAGTCAGGGCTTCGATCTGCATCTTGGCCATCTGCATTTCGGGCGATTGGTCTTCGCCTTCCATAACCTTTGGATCAATGATCTTAGCAAACCGCGCCGCCATCTCCTGCGCGCCCGGCCAATCCATGTTTTTGATGAACAGATCACCGGCGACCGTCCAAAGCTGCGGGTTAGATTGCAACAGCATAGACATGGCGTCCAAGGCTTCCTGACGCTTGGTCATGTAGCCCGGTCCAGTGGTCACGCACACGTCGTAAACGCCGACCGACGGGTTGTAAATCTTGTCGATCACAAGCCCGTTTTCGTCGCGGATTTCCTTCACCGGTTCCGGCTGGGTCGGATTGATCCGTACCATACCCACTTCGCCGTCTAGGCCTACGATACGCGCCACGCGGGCGGTGTCGTAAATCTTGGGGATCATGTCTACAAGCTGCCGGGTGACGTGCCGGATCGCGCGAGACAGGTTGTCGACATAATGGTAGGTGCCCGTGTCGCCCTGCTTCTCGCGCGCCAGAATGGCCCGGCCAGACCGCTCGTTGCTCTGCGCCCCTAGGCTGCTGTCGTACTGGCCTGTGGTGCCCTTGATGTCGTCAGCAGCGCCCAATTTAGCCTGTATGAGGCCGGTCTGGGCCAGCGGGGGTGGTGCGCGTTGCGGCAACGGCAGAGGGCTTCCAGCGCCGTCTGTAACGTCGGGATTGACCTCTAGGTACGGCCAATTGTTCGTGTTGGCCGTCTTCCAGTTCGTCTCGTAGCCTTCAAACTGGCCGCCATAGCCAATGAAGGGCGCCTTGGGGGCCAAAGCCAGCATTTCGGCTTCCTGGCTGACCCAATAGTTGTACATGCGCTGGGCGTCCTTGGCGTTCCGCACAAGGCCCGACACGTAAAGCTGACCGTCGACCTCAAACTCGTTGCCGATTACGCGCACGACGGGAATGTATTTGCCTGCCCAATCGCGTTCTTCCAGCACCTCAAACCCGTTAGTCTTGACCCATTTGACCTTTTTACGGTCGACCACGCGGCTACGCAGCGGCTTGCCAAACATCGCCTTCAGTTGCTTGTCCTGTGACGTATTGGCGAAGGCTGTGATGTTGTCGGGGTAGAGGTTTAGCGTCGCTTTTTCGTGTTCGTAGTAGAAGTATTCGGCGATACGTACCATGTCTTCCGAGAGCCATTGAGAAAGGCTCTGGTCGCCCACGCCTTGCGACATGAGACTAGAAATCGGCGCAGCATCTGGAAACATGCGTTCATAGTCGGCCTTGCTCACGTCTTCGGTGATGAAGCACCATTCGGCGTCGGCGCCGCACGGGTCTTGAATGGCCGGGTCCATGTAGACCGAAAACGAGTTCCGCACCCGTCCGATCTTGATGTCCTGGTCGAAGCTGTCCTCGCGGGCGTACTCCGTCAAAATGCGGATGTAGCCTTCGCCGTAGGTGACCTGATTGTCGCAAGCCGTGTCATAGGCCACGTCGGCGTCCGAGATATACTCGATGTGCCGCACCATGCCGTCAAATATCTCGGCCACGCGCACGTCGGCGCGGTCGTCGGCCGGGATCACCTTGCCGGTCGGCCGGTTCTGCCGCTGCTCGTTGGTCACCTGGCGCACATGCTGCGGCAGCTTGTTGATCGTCAGGCACGGGCGGGCGTTGATCGTCTGGCCCTGCACGGACCCGCGGGTCGCCAGCACGTCCGCCGGCCATTGCCATTGGTTGTCCGGGCTACCTGCCATGAAGCGCAGGTCGTCCAGTTCATCTTCGCGGCTATCCGAATAGGCCGACAACGCCATGGTGTAGCGCCGGCGCATGACCGACAGCCGATCCTTGTCGTCGCTGTCCGATACCTTGCCTGCGGCTTCTACATCGTTGGCGGCCATTACTTACCCTTTTTTGCCGCAGCGCGCTTGGTAGAATACGCGATGGCGACAGCCTGTTTTGCCGGCTTGCCGGCAGCAATTTCGGCCTTCACGTTCTTGCGGAAGGCGTCTTTGGAGGTGGACTTTACCAGCGGCATGTCATTTGCCCTTCTTGGCTGGCTTGGCCGTCTTAGCCGACTCACGGAACGCCGCAGCGGTAGGCGCGCCCTTGGCGCCCGGCTTCCGCATCTTCTCGCCAGACCCGGCGGCAATGCGCGCCCGTTTGGCGTGGATATTGCTGTAGAGACCCGGTTTTGCCATTAGCACTTCCACCTTCTCATGCTGGCCTTCGCCCGTTCCGCGTTCTCTGACTTGGCTACCACACCCGCCATACGCGCGCAAAATGATTTTTTGCGTCCCTTGTCGGCCTCGGTCTTGGGGTTGGGCGCTGGCGGCTTCAGGTTGGAGCCTGTCTCACGGTTGTACTTGGCTCGGCCCTTGGCGGTCAGCCCGGCGCCCTTGTCTGTCGGTAGCTTCTCGCCCCGACCCACAGCCAATGATACGCTTTTCTTCGCCATCAGGCACCCATCCACGAGGTAGGCACAGCGCCGGGAGCATACGCGCGTCGCGGGCTGCGGTCAACATATTCCCGATGGGCCACAGGAAACGCAAACGTCACCGCGATGGCGTCGGCCGCGTCGGGGCTGGCCAGCCCGCGGGCCTTCATATCCTTCTTGCTTTCCAAGAAGATAGTCCCTTTACTGTCCGGTTTCATCATCGGCCCGGTCAGGTCGTTCTTGAGGTAGCGGTCCAGCGGGATGGACGCGTCCTTTAGCCAGGTCCGCATCTCGCCCCACATCTCGGCCCGCTTGTTGCCCCACATCAGCGGGTTCTTCGACTTGTTTCCGAAGTTGACCCCCTTGATCTTGTACCGCTGCTCCTTCAGCCGGTCGACGATGCCGGCGCCCAAGCCCCCCTCGTCGATCACCACCAGCGCCGGCTTGTACGTTTCGATGGCGTCGATGACGTGGCCCACCACCGTCATGGTGTCGTCGCCCTTGTGGCGCTTGATCGCCACGATGTCGCGCCCTTGCCGGATGGCGATGACCGTGCTGTCCGACCCAAACCGCGCCGGGTCCACGCCGATGATGATGGGCGCCGACGGGTCCTTGTGCTGCGGTCGCCGCATGGCGTCGTCGACGGTGGACGCCCCAATGAACTGGTCGTCGGACGCGTTGGGAAACTGACCGTACACCTCGACGTGGGCCTGGGTGCTGTCGGGGCCGTACTCGTCGATGATCTGCTGATAGACCTGCTTGTCCGTATGTTCGACCGTGCGCGCGTCCACGATCTTGGTGTCCCAAAAGTCGCGCTTGGAGTGGAAGCACTCGTAGAAGTACCCACTGTTGCGCCGCGGGTTGCTGAACGCCAGCCAGAAGCGGTGCGGCGTGTTCTCCGTGAAGAAGCCCGCCGCGACCGACCAGATGCTGTCGTCGATACCGCTGGCCTCGTCGAACACCAGCATGACCCCGGCGAAGTTGTGGACCCCCGCGTAGGCGTCGGGGTTCTCCGCCGACCACAGCCGCCCCTCGACGCCCCAGTACCGGGTGCCCATCTTGAGGTCGCGCTCCACCAGTTCCGTCAGCCACTTGGCCGGCATCAGCCGGGTGGCGCTGACCTCGAACCAGTGGCTGTTGAGCGCCATGCTGAGCCACTTGGTGATTTCCGCCCATGTGATCGACCGAAGCTGCGCCTCGGAGTTGGCCGACACGATGGTTGTCGAGCCAATCCGCGTGGTCAGCATCCAGATGACCAGCCAGGATACGAGCGCCGACTTGCCGATCCCGCGGCCGGATGACGTCGCCATCCTGAGCGTGTCGAAGTCGATCTTGCCGTTGTTCTGCTTCACATGGTCGGCGATGCGTTGCAGCACCTCGCGCTGCCACTTGCGCGGGCCGTCGAAGTGTTCCAGCGGTGTGCCCGGTTGGCCCCACGGGAACACGAACAGCACGAACTTCAGCGGGTCGTCCTTAATGGCCGGCGTCCACAGCCGGCTCATTAGTTCCATTTCGTCGTCGGCGCTATACCGTGTGGTTTGCATCTTCTGCCTGTTCGATTACGCGCGGGTCTGGCTGGGCAGCCTCCGCCACGCCCTCGATGACGCGGCGCTGGGCCTCTTGCAGCGCGGAGGTGATGGAGATGGTCTGGTTGACCTCGACCTGCACGGCTTGCTTGGCAACCCAGCCGTGGACGTGCTTCAGCACATCCAGCGCGGCCTTGGCGTCGCCGGCGCGGGCGGCGTCGTGCAGCACCTTGGACATCTCCATCTCGCCGTCGGCCCGGCCCTTCTCCGCGGCCAGTGCCGCCAGCGGGTCGAACTCGCACAGCGCGCGGTATTCGGTCGGCGTCATGCCGGAGGCGAGCGCTAGGGCTTCGCCACGCAATCCATTACGCGCGGCGTGATAGATGGCTTCGAGCCGCGCCTCGGTGGCTTCCAGTTTGCGCGGCTCATAGGGGAGCGAAAAGACTGCCATAGATTTTGTATAGCATGGCTGGCTTGGTTTGCAAAAAATAAAAAATTGTTTGCGGACCCTCCGTGACCGGGACGGGGCCCCCGCCGGCCCCCCGCCCCCCGGCTCTCGGCGCGCGGCCCTCAGCAATGGTTAATGATTGAAAGTAAATCATTAACATAATGGCTGGGCGGTCGCCATGCGCGGCGCAGACCAGGGCGCAGACTAGGGCGCAGACCAGGGCGCAGACCAGGGCGCAGCGCGATAGGCAAGATGGGCAATCTAGGTAATGCCGAAAACATCACGCCAGCGCGACGGCGCGGCAGCTATCTGCCAGCGCTATGCGTAATAGAATTTAGTGTGGAGCAAGGGGCGGGATACGCGGGGCTTGGGGAGCGATAGGTCGCGGATAGGCAATCTAGGTAATCTAGGCAATGCGTTTTCCATCGCCCCCAAGTGAGATAGTACAACTATCCTATAGGTTATACTACTTTACATATGTTAATTATATTACTGACTGCACGTGAATAGTATAGTAATACCTAGAAAGCCCAGGAAAAATGAAAAAAGCTTGTAAATCTAACTACATAGCCCCGCGTAGCACGGCTATAGCCTAGGCAACCTCAAACCATACCTAAAACACCTATTTTTTCCGTTTTCGATTACCGCAAAATTACACCAACATTACTAAAATGTCATGTAATACATTCTAGGTTGCCTTATTCTTGCCACAATAGGTCTGTAAAAGAATCTGCATCGGTCAAATCAATGACCTATTTTTCGGAGGGATACCGCAATGGCTTACGAACAACATGACAGAATGTTTTGCGCTAATCTGATCATGCCGAACGGATACCGCAATAGTTATAGCGTTACGGCGCGCAACAAGACGGAAGCGCGGAAGCGCATTGCCGAACTATATCGCGAAGATAACGGCCCAAAAAGCGCGGGCTTTTACTCTTTCGCGCAAGGGCGCCTCGTTTGGATTGACGAGGCTTAATATGCAAAACAATCTATTGCACGACGCTGCAATTTGCGCTTTCTTTCTGGCGCTGTTTGTTTGGCTTTTAGTTTTTTGATCGGGGAGGATCACACCATGGCGCAAACATACATTGTCGATTATCGCACGGGAGGCACGCTTCAATGCAAATGGCATCGCGTGCTGGGGCGTTTCACGCTTGAAGAAGCACAAGCCAAGCGAGATGAGTTAATGCAGGCAGGCTATGCCGCGCTTGTGATGAACGCGCGCTCTGCTGCTGCGCTTGGCTTGCCTGTTGGCTGGCGCGCGGCAAGCGTGGATTGGGAGCGCGATAAAATAATCTATGGCGAGGGCTTTACAGAATGGACGTCACATATTCTTTTACAGTAGGGTTGTTTTGGGCGATGGCAGCACATGCTGCCATCTTCCAAGCCAATCGGGGCTTGAGTGAGGTAGATGATCTACCAAGAGGGAAACAGGGTAATGAAGCAATACAATGGCCATCGCTCATGGAACGCGTGGAATGTCAGCTTGTGGCTTCACAATGACGAGGGGCTGTATCGCGCGATGTTGGACTACATCACGCAACACAACACCAAAGACCGCGCGGCGCGCGCCATGGCGCAAGATTACGCGGGAGAGCGCACGCCAGACGGCGGGCGGTTCAACCTGACCACTATTCGCCTTGCAATGCGAGAGGCCTAAGCCATGACACAACACACTCCCGGCCCATGGGCTATCAGTAAGGGCGCCTATGGCGTCCTACACGTTGGCCCTGCCAAGCTTGACCACCCCGGCCGCGAGGCGGCGCAGTATGCGGCCGATAGGGGCCGTGATTTGCTGGCGCAGCGCGCGGCAGATGCCGCGCTGCTCGCGGCCGCGCCAGACATGCTTGCGGCGCTGCAAGATATCATGGCCGAATCATCGCGCGATGACGACGACCACGACGTTGTCGCCACCATTCAGGGCATATGCCGCGCCATTATCACCAAGGCTAAAGGGGGCGCAGCATGACGCGCAAGCCGACGATATGGGAAGCCCTAGCCGATCGACTAGGGCGGGAGCCTACCCACGCTGAAGCCTGCGCCGAGGTGCGGCGCATATTGGACGAAGGGGCAACGCAAGCCAAGGAAGCCAAGCCATGACGCGCATATACCTAGTCTATTCTGATGACGAAAACGGCGACGACATGAGCCTAGTCGTCGAAGCGCACAGCCCCACCGAGGCCGTGCGCCTATGGCGCAATGATTGGGACCTGACCAGCGACGTGAAGCCCGGCGCCGTGTTTGAGATGCCCGCCCTAACCGGGCGTCCGGCGGTGCATCAATGGCCTACCCTAGACAGGGGCGACCGCAGCCAATGGTGAAGAAAATTGGCCTATTTTGGTATCTGGTAAACGCCCCCGGCGGCGCTTTCCATGGCATCCCATGGCCAACCCGCGCGGATGCCGAGGAGATACTGCGCGCCGTGCTGGCGCAAACAGAAAAGGAATTTTAACTGATGGCCTACTCCAAAATAAACCCCGCCTGGGGCTGCATGATGCAACAAAAAGAAAAGCACGCCGAGCGAGAGCGCCGCGAAACCGAAACGGCGAGGGCTTCCGCAATTAAGGCAGAAAACTCCAACGTCACATGGGGCGAAGCATTGCGACAAGCAACAGGGAAAGAAGTGCGTGACAAGGCCGCGCCATGCTAACCCTAATCCTGCGGGCGCTTTGCCTGCTCATCGCGAGGAAAACCATCAGATGAAAGCCGACGAAAAGAAGGCCATACAATACGCGCGCTGGCTGGCCGAGCGCGACAAGATACCGCTACCTGAAGCCGTTTCAATCAGTATTGAATGGGCGGAGCCTCGTATGCGGTCAGGCATCAGGCTGGCGCGGATCAAGGCGGTGACGTTTGACGGCGACCACTACGCCGTAACGGTCAAGCTGCCGGGCTGGAATTACGACCCAAGCCCTGTGGAAGGGCCGCTGGCCGGGGAGCCGTGAGGCAGATGCTCGACCCGGCCAGCGGTGCGTGGGCTTGTCGGGGAGGGAAAGCCACCCACGCACAAGATTATGATACACCCAGACACACGGGGATGCAATGACAATTTTGGATTGGATACGCATGGCCATAGTGGGCCTGCTGCTGGGCGGTGGCCTGGTGGCGCTGCTGGCCTATTGGATCGAGACAGCAACAAGGGAACTAGACGATGATCAAGACTAACCCGCCAGCGTTCAAGTCGCTGCGCGTTATCATGGCGAGCATTCAAACCCATGAAGAACTACTGAAGCAGGCATGGGAGGGGTCCGAAGAGTATTGGCGCATCCAGCGCGCCTTGGCGCTGCTGGGCCAGCAACTGGACGAGGCCGAGAAACTGTGGAAGGCGCACCATGCCAAAGCCTGACAACCGCCTGCCGCAAGGCATCGCCGCCGCCCATGTCGATTTCATCGCGCATGAGCGGCGCAAGGGGACGACATGGGAGGCCATCAGCCGAACCGTGGGCGTGTCGGCCAAGACCTTGTCCACCTGGTGGGCCAAGCGCGGGGCGTACAGCCCCTACCATAAAAGCCCCACGCGAGAGCGCGAGGCCAAGGGTTACACGCCGCGCAAGTGCCTCCGCTGTCAGATAATGTTTGACAGCAGCGGGCCGGGTAATAGAATGTGTTCACGCTGCCGCACGGCAGACTGATAAGGGAAGAGGGAAAATGAATAAGTCGGAGATACTAAAGCTGGCGCTGGATAAGGCGTCCAGCCCACAGGAAGCCATGGCGCTGGCGCGCGACATGGCGGCGTTCCTTGGGGACGAGCCTGCGCCTGCGCCTGCGCTGCCGCTGCTGCCTGCGCCCATTGCGGCAAACGGGCGCCGGGCTTGGTACGCGGAAAACATCGCGGAATTGATTGACCTTTACACAGGCGGGAAGACCCCTGCGGAAATCGCCCAAATATTGGGCCGTACAACCAAAGCTATTCACATCGCGCTGGACCGGATCGAACGCGGGGTGCCGTTTGGCACAAGGAGGGCAGGCGAATGAACGACCTAACGCATGACGGGCTACGCAAGCGCGTGGCCGAACTGGAGCAGGCACACAAGGCGCAATGCGAGATCGCCTGGCACCACTACCAGCGGGCGCAGCTTGCCGACCTGCGCGCCGACGACGCCGACGCGCGCCTGAAGGCGTTTCTGAAGGTGGCAGAGGCGGCCTACTGGTCGCTGGCCTGGGCCTGGCAGGACGGGCTGGATGGCCAGCCTGGTCCGTTCAATTTGGACGGGCTGGACCCTGACGTTATGCCGACGCCAGAGCGCAAGCTGTATGAGGCCCTGAAGGGCTTGAAGCCATTCTACGGCACGGAGGCAGCATGAAAACCTTTCTAGAGCGCCTGCAAGACAATCTGGCCATCGCAGAGCGCGAGGGCGACCATTGGGGCGCGGCGCGGCTGCGTAGCACAATCGCCACCTTGACCGAGACGCAAGAGGCCTGCCCGCACGTTCTGCGGGCGCGCAAGCTGTTTGTGCCACAGAAGGAGGCGGGACAATGAGCGATAGGGAACTAGAGCGCGCGGAGATGCTGCGCGCCCTCATAGAAGGCGACAGGCCAAAGCCAAGGCTCGAAGCGCGGGTGGAATGGCTGGAGGCCGACGGATCGGCCCAGCGCACGGCTATCTTGCGGCTGGAGCGGGTGGTAGAGCGAATTATTAAATCGCTTGTGGTGCTGACGTTGGCGTTGGCGCTGGCGGTGCTGACATGACCATCACCACGGAAGATGCCCTCCGCATGGCGGGCGGCTGCGACATCGACAACTTCCCCATCCGTGCCGCCGCCCTCCGATCCCTCGCCGCAGAGCGTGACGCGCTGAAGGCCGAAGTCGAAAGGCTGAAATCTGGTGGATGCGCGCGGGATCAAAGCACCACACAATTCTGCGCCGAGGCGGTTACGTTGAAGGCGGAGAACGCGAAACTCGCCGCCTCAAACCATGCCTACCTATCTGATTACCAAGAGGCCAGAGATGAAATCGAAAAGCTGCGCGCTGCTGTGCAGGATTTGGCGAAGCATGTCTGGCGCGGCGATTGGGACAAGTTGAAACCGGAAACGCGCGCGGCGCTGGGAGAAAAGGAATGATCCAGCAATTGAACCCGCCCCTGCCGCTGCTGACGCCCAAGGGACGGGCGTGGGCGCACCTAGTGATCGACTACGGGCCGGAGGCAGACCTATTGTGGGTCTGCTTCCAAGACGCCACAGGGCAGTGCTGGACGTGGCCCAATAAAGAGGTCCGCATCCAGCCTAATGAAACGATGGGCCGCCCTAACCCACCGCTTTGAGGTTGACCACCTTCGGCGCAGCTTCCTCTTCTACAATGCGCCGGAGGTCGCTTTTGCTGAATTTCTTGGCCATCTCAGGCGTTGCGAAGATGTGCTTCTTGTTCATCAATTCGACCGTCCCCACCCTGCCAACATCCACCCACTTGGCTTCTTTCAGCGCGTGAAGCAGCGCCGGCTGCGGTATCTTGACGCCTGGCGGGGCCAAGCCGCTCAGGCGGTCGCACACGGCATGGAAGGGCGAGGCGATGACGCCCTTGGCGAAGTCGCCTTGGCGGTTGCGGATCAGTTCGACAATGAAGCTTTCGGCCATGCTCATGCTATGCTCGATCAGGTTGGCCTTAGCGTCGTTAAGCACAGGCGCCGCGCCGGGGTTGAACTGGCTCACGTCGCGGCTGTGCAACCACTTAGCGACCTTCTCGAACCCGCCCGCTTCCTTGTACCAGCGCCAGATCAGCTTGGCCTCGGCCTCGGCCATGATGGGCGCCTGCGACCACAGCACGAACCAGCGGCGGTCGTCGCTGCTGATCGTGATCGGCACCGGATCATTCGAGAACGCCAGCACGAACGCGCGGTTGACCGTATCATACGGGTGCAGGCCCTTGCGGTTGACCGTCAGCATCTCAGGCGGCGCGGCGATGATGGGCTTCAGCCTGTTGGCCAGCGCCCGCCTGGTGGCGGCTTCCGGCTCCTTTAACTCGTTCAGGATGATGACTTCGCTTTCCAGCGCGTAGCCCCATTGGCTGTTCAGCGAATCACCATCGACCAGCCCCCGGTTCACCAGCCCCGGCCCGCACACGGCCCACAGGAACGGCGCCCACATGGTGTCCTTACCGGAGCCACCATGGCCGCCGTGCAATACGGCGTGGTTGATCTTGACGCGCGGGTTCTGCGTCTTGAAGGCCATGATGTCCCACAGGTGGTTCAACTCGGCCTCGTCTGGCACCAGCCGCCGGCAGTGCTGCTGCCAGATGCTGATGTCCTCATGCGCTACCTTCGACACGTCGGGGCGGCCGTCGCGCCAGCGGTTGCCATAGACGACGCCATTACGCGTGACCAACACGCTCTCGCCCGCCGCGTAGGTGACACCCTCCAGCACCCGCGCGCCCATGGCCTGCCTGTTCTCATCGAAGCAAGTGGCCGCCTCGATCTTGCGGGCGTTGTGGATCGACTTGCAGGGCACATGCCGAAACAAGGCGTTGAAGGAATACCGGGTAATCTCCCGGCGTTCTTGCAGGTCGAAGAAGCTGTCGTCCGACACGACGTAGGCGAAACGCTCATACCATTGCGACTTCTGGACCCGGCTGGCCTCCTTCCGATCGACCTCGGCGATGATCTCCGCCGCCCGGTCGGGGTATTCCGCCGTGGGCGCCAGCTTGTCCATGGCCCGCGCCATGTGTTCCGCCAGCAGTTCATCGCGCAGCCCCGGCGTGACGCGGGGACCGCCGTTGTCCGCCACCCAGCCCAAGAAGGCCCGCGTGTCCAGATGCTCGCAGTGGCCGTGGTAGCAGCAGAAGGACCGATCCAGCGGCTTGTAGCGGGCGCCGATCTGGCCGTCGGTATGCTCGCCATGGTTGGGACAGACGACGCCCAGCCAGCCCTCGGCGTTGACGCCAGACAGGACTAGGCCCTGCTCGTTCAGCCAGCCCAGAACGCTGTCCTTGCCCGTGTCGCGCAGCTTGAACGCGCGCTGCGCTGCCGTGTCAGCCGCAGCAGGCGCGACACCCAGCGCCTCGCATATCTGCGGCAAGGTGAACTCGCGGCCGGGGTGGAACTCTACCAGCCGCGCCTTGAACGCGTCGCGGCCGGGCTTCAGGTTCACGCTGCCCGGCAGGCGGAAGTTCCGCACCGCGTTGGTGGCGCCGGGATCGGTGTAGCCAGCCGCCGCGATGGCGTCCATGGCTGCGGTGAACTCGCCCTTAGTGGGCTGGTCGCTGAAGGCGTAGCCCCATTGAAACGACCCCTCGCTGGTTTCCATGATCCATGTCGGCGGCAGGGGAGGGGTCTTGGCCTTGGTCCCCACGTCGTCCAGCATCATCACCAGCACGTATTCGCAATTGGCCGACGAGGCCGACGGCTGGCCGTCCTTGAACCGCTCCAAGATGAAAGAGCCGGTGTTGGCGTACCAAGCCCCCTCCCCTTTCCGCTTGGACGGCAGGAACGCCGGCCAGGTGTATTTCGGCGACCCGTCCGCGTGTAGCACCTGCGCGCCCTCGCGCATGACAGGCTTCTGTCTGACCACCAGCAGCGTTTCCCGCTGCGGCGCTAGGCTTTCCAGAAACTCTATGAACTCCATCTTTCCCTCCTCATTTCCCGTAACGTGTCATCACTTCGGCCTCGATATTGAGCGGGATGCCGCCCGCCCAATTCGGTGGCACACACATCGCCCGCTCCATAGCGGCAACGGTAGCCTCGGGGTCTGCCGTCTCGACCACGATTTCATCATGCACATGCAGCACCACGTCTTGCCCGTCCGCCTCTAGCCGCCGCAGGCTGTGCCGCAGCAGGTCGTGGGCCGCTGCCTGCGTGACGTTCTCGCAGGCCAGCCCGCGCCACAGGCGGGCGCGCGGCCACTCAGTAGCGTCCGCGCCGGGCTTCCATGAGGCTTTGGCATAGGTGACCCCATCCGCTTCAAGCTTCGCAAAGGGGTAACATAGCACACGACCAGAGGGGAGCGCATACCAAAGATGCACCCCGTCGAACAAATACGTCACCCGCCCGGCGCTGAACTCATGGCCCTTGTTCCGCATGGCTCGGGTATATGCGCTCTCCAGCCCCTGCCAGAACGGCACGGCCCACGAGTTCGCCCGGCGCCACGCATCCACCATGCGCTGCGCCTCGCTCTCGGGCATGTGAACGCCGTAGACGCGCCCCATGGCAGCGAAGGCGCCCACGCCGCCCGCGAAGCCGCAGGCCAACTCCTGCACCTTGCCGACCTGGCGCTGGTCCTTGGTGACCTCTTCCATAGCCACGCGGAAGGTCGCCATGGCGTTGACCTTGTAAACGTCCTTGCCGGTGCGGAACAGTTCTAGCTTGTCGTCGCCGGCACCGGACAGCCACGGGTTCACGCGCGCCTCAATGGCCGACCAATCGGCCGCCACCAGCACCTTGCCGGGCGACGGCAGCAGGGCAGGGCGCAGCATCCCCTTCAGAACGTCCGTGACGCGCTTGCCGTAGCGCGGCACGATCTGGTGCCCCCGCACCATGGCCTGCCGCACGTCGTCGGGCGCCTCGGCGCACTTGCGCGGGAAGTTGTGGACCTGCAAGCCGTAGCTGCTGGCCCGGCCCGTGGCAGCGCCGCCGGCGAAGACAAACGCACCCCGCACCCGCTGGTCCTCGGCGTCGGCCAGCGCCGCCGCACGGCTGAACTTGGCCACGCTGCTGGCCCACAGGTCGTCGGCGCATTGGATCACCTCGGCCACGTCGGGCGGCACTTCGTCGGCGTTCTCGTCGGCCAGCGCCAGCAGGTTGGCGCGCACGGTCTTGTCGATCGACACCTTGGGCACCCCGTCCTTCCAGACGGTCATCAGTTTGCGCGCCTGCGCGCCCACCCGGTGTTCGACCCACGCCCGCATCTTGGGGCTTCTGACGCTGGTGATGACGCCCTCGGTCACCTCACGCACGGTCTGCTGAATTTCGACCAGTTCGTCGGCGGCGTAACGCACCGCAGCAGCGCAGAGCGCGGTGTCGACCAGCACCCCACGGTCGTTGATCCGCTCGTTCACATGGTAGTCGGCCAACTCATCGTCGGACAGTTCGCGCATGGCCTTGCTGACGGCGCGCATGGCGCGCACGTCCTGTTCGCAGTAAGCCACCATCTCTGCCAGCAGCGCCGCGTCCTCGCGGAAGGTGCCGTCGGGCTTGGGGATCGACAGGGCGCGGATCAGTTGGGCGCCGCGGTGGTCTTTCTTCATGCCCGCGCCGGCGAAGCGCCCCACATCCTCCAGACTGCCGGGCGCGCAGTTGGCCCGCGCCTGCGTCGCGGTGCAATAGAACTGCTCCAGCGCCGGCTCGGGGAAGCCATGCTCGGGCGCCAAGACATACCAGAAGACCAGCCGCTCGAAGGCGGCGTTGTGGGCGCGTATCTGGCCCCGGTGCTGCGCCACGCGGTCAGGGAAAGGCTGACCCGGCTGCCAGGTCACCACGTCCTCGTCGTCGAACGCGTAGGACATGCACAGCACCTCGGTGCTGGGGTCTTGACAATAATTATAGACCCCGCGCGAAGTTAAATCGACGCGCGATCTACTTTCAAAATCACACCACAAAATATCAGTCATACATATATCCATCGCGGTAACGCGCAGCGGTGTGGCGGTCAATATTAAACTTCACAGCCACATTTTTTAACGACGCGCCGCCGCGCAGGTCAGATTGGAGCGCCGCCATTTGCTCCCTAGACAGTTTAGCTTTTTCACCTAATCGACGTCTGTCGGCGCGGTTTTCTTTTACTGTGCCCCAAGCCAAATTTTTAAGCGCGTTGTTCGCAGGGTTTCCGTCAAGATGTCGTGCCTCCACGCGCACGCCGACCGCATATTCTTTTGGTCCGCATACAAACGCCGCCAAGACTATACGATGCACGTAATGGAATTTGCGGTTTAGCCGCACGCTTAAATGACCACTTTTCATGCGTGTCAATGCTAACGCGCGATCTAGCGACCGAACACGACCTTGATCGCTGACTTGGTATTGCCCTTCATACCTAGGGACATCTTTCCAGATTTCTTGCGTCATGTTGAAAAGGCCCCCGGCTTGCGCCGAGGGCCATTCCTTCTCAGGCCGCGCGACGACGACGACGGCCCGTTTCAGCAGGCGCGGGCGCCTCTTCCTCGGCTTCCGCCTCGGCTTCAGGCTCCGCAGCGGCAGGGCCTTCAAGGCTCACCCACGACACCACGTCGAACACAGGCGTGTAGATGCGCCCGTAGGACTTGTGGGTGTAGTGTTCCTTTTTCAGGCGCACCACCGGCACAGGCTTGGACTGATCCTTCTCCACCTGCGTGGCGATGGCCAACGCCAGCACCTGCACGGCGCGCTTGCCGCCCACGGAGGTGGTCGAGAAGCGGGCTTCCATGCCCTTGTCTTCGCCGCTCATGCACTGGAGGGACATGCCCACCTGTGTTTCCCAGCCGCGCTTGGAGCCAGCCGGGGCAGGCTCCAGTTCCGGCAGGGGATGCGACACCGGCACCATCTTCTCGCCCAGCACGTCACCGTCGCCCCAAGCGATGAAGCCGTGGGTGAAGGAGAACGGGTTGACCGCCCAAGTGCTGTCGTCTTCCACTTCGGTCTGGTCAGCGCCGAAGACCCAATGGCCGGTCTTGTCCATCTTCAGGATGACCGTATTGCCAAGGCCCACGCCGGTGTCCAGCGACCGCAGGGACTGCGCCAGCGATTGCACGGAGGGGAGGTTAGCGTTGCCGAATTTCGCGACTTCGTTCATTTTACCGTTCCTTTACGAAAGTTTACCAAGAGCAGCCGCCAACTGACGGCCGATCTGTAACGACGCTGGGCGAGGATCATCCTCGGTTGCCAGCGTGTCACCTGATGAGACGGCGACAATCAAGTCATCCGGCATGGCCAACTTGTGCTTCTTCAGCACCTTCTCGGCCTGCGCGGGCGACAACAACTTTGTCTCCATCAATTCTGTCTGGTCAAGCCCGAGGTCTTCCAGCGCAGCCCGCGCCTTCTCGGGATCGACCCACTGCCGGGTGGCGCGCTTCGGCACCAGCTTGTAGCCGGGCACCGTGCCGCCTGCCTGCAACATCTGAAACGCCAGCGCCCGCAGGTCCGTGATCCACTGCTCCAGCAGGTCGGCCTTGGACAGCATCTCGCCGATCAGCGGCGCGTCCAGCGCCTTGATCTGCGCCTGCAACGCGCGGTCGACGCTGCCGGTCAGCAGCGGGCAGATCGGCTTGGCCGGGCACCAGCGGCAATGGTCGCCGGCGGCCATGTCAGGCTTCGGCCCCAGCGCCGCCTTGACGGCTGCGAACAGGTCGCGCTCGAAGGCGCG